ACATACTGATATTGAAAAGCGAACACAGCTTCACGAGGGTTGTCGGCTATCGTTGTTGTAGTAACGATATCAGCCATAATTCACCCTCCTGTTATGCGAGGTTATTGTTTTGAATGTAAGTAACAGTCAGAGTAGCAACCCCTGCGTCTGCGGTAGTAGCACTTGAGTCAACATAAATCTCTACATCCGTTGTACCAACATCTTCCCAAGCATCTGCGTCAGGGATTGTAGCCTGAGATGCAAGTTTAATTGTGTTGATGGTTGAAACAGCAACCGCAGTCGCAAGTTCATTAGATGATGAGGTTGTTCCAATGCTAAGAGTCGCAGAGTTATCGAACGCAGTCGTTACAAAAACTGTTATCTCGAGAATCTGTGAGTTTGCTGGAATAATAATTCCTGTGCCAGCAGCAGTTGTGCTTTGAGTAATCGCAGCAGATTGCGCCATCACAACATAACCTACGTTAGCAACGTTGGTGCCAAGCGTAGTACCAGTGGTATCTTTAATGGTTCCAGCCTTAATTGGTCCGGAAAAAGTAGTAGTAGCCATAATGTTCTCCTGTCGTGGCTAATGTCTGCCGAAGCAGTCAGGATTCAAGAAAGGGGAGAGCTATGCCCTCCCCCATTCGCTTTTGGTTAAGCTCCTTCGGAACCAAACACACCGCGCCAGTCAGTAAACCCGAACGAATATCGCTCGCGTACTTTGTAGCGGACGTTGCCAGTTTCAAAATCGCCTTCCATGCCCTTCTTGAGCGGTGAACGCTGGAAGTGCTTCAGACCATCAGGCACATCGGTCATAACGAACCATGCATCTGAATCGGTCAGACGACGCATAACGTGATAGCCCTGTGGCAAGTAACCGCCAGCGCGAATCGCGTTGATGTCGTTGTCAGCTGTTCCAACTCTCAACTGTGACTCAAGCAAACGCTCTGCAACAAAGGTATAAGCAGTTGGGATAACCAACATCTTGCCCTGTGCTGCAATTCTCAGACCGCGATCATCTTTCATATCAGCGATGTTGATGAGAATTTGCTCAAGCGAAGTCTCAGAAAGGTCAGCAGCAGTCGAAAGTGTGTTCGACTGGTTGCCAGCTCTGGTTGGGTGAGCAGTGTTACACAAGGTAACTCCATCACCGCCATTTACACCTGAACCACTGAACGCATTGTTCAATACGTTTGCTGCTTTGATTTCCTTAGTGGAAGCCATTGAGCGAGCTAGTGCTTTGGTGTAACGAGCTGCTATCGAGCCATAAAGTCCATCTTCCTCGGCTTCTTCAGTGATACTGAATGCCAAAGCGATGGTCTCGTGCTGGTAGCGAGCTGTCCATTGCTGTGATGCTGAATCGTAAGCGATAGCAGCACCTTCTGCTTTTACTGGAGCGTTTCCGAAGCCTTCCAACAATACGTCTTCTTCAAATGCTTTTTGAGAAGAACTTGTTGAGAAAACTGGAGACCACTCAGGTGGATATTGATCGTACTCGATGCCAAAGAGGGTGTTAAGACCCGGCTCGAGCATTTTCGCAAATTGCGCTCTATTCATAGCCATTGTCTATTACCTCCTTAGATACCAGCAGAATCTTTCCAGAGATGCTCATTAATGAGCACTTCCATGACGGCGTTTGCACCAAATGAATTTTCTGGGGCATCATAAAGAGCCAGAATCTTACATTGTGCTGCGGTCGCTGCCATAGTTCCAGAAATTTCCATACCGGATTGACCTGTTGTCGTTGAACCAGTACCAACTACGATATCAGCGCAATTGCCGATATTGGTCTGGGCTGGAGAGCCAGCTGATTGAACCTTGAACACTGTGTACGGATCATCGTAAACATAAGCCACGATATCCGAAGCAGTAGTGCCACTAGGCCAGTACTGACTATAAACATAAGAGCCATCACTTGCAGTGTATGAGACACCTCCAAATATACCAAGGATGTTAGTTTCTGTTGCAGCTGCAACATTAATAACACCGTCAGCAGTCAAAATAACTGCGTCGCCGTTAAAAATGTTCTCAGCTAGACCAGAAGTAATGGTGTACTTGTTAGCACGAGGTGCATTACCGCTCATGTGGCGAACTGGGACGAACCCAAAGGCTGAATCTACATTAGCCATTTTTCGCTACTCCTTTAAAGCAGTTAATCATCAGCCATGACCGATAAGTCTCGACCACGACTACTAGTTGATTTCCTATCCTGTTGAATAGGAATGCCCCCTGACCTTGCCATCGCATCAAGTTCTCCCGGAATCGACTCATTCTGCTCAATGTTTCGACCACGATAATAGTCTTTCATTGCGTAGTATTTGTCTTCTGGCATCTCGCATAACAACATGCCTTCTATTCCGATTGATCCTGCCCACTGTCCATGATTGATAGTTGGGTATCTCTTATCTTTCACTGTGTCAGCAGGGCGTGGGTTCCAGCCAGCTCGCATACGTTTGTATACGTTGTCTGGATTTTCCTTACCCTGAATCGAGGTAGCTATCCAGCGTTGAACCATACCGGGTCTGGGTTCGGGTGCGTCCAACACTGATGGTGGTTTCCATGCTGTTTCTGGTCTTGCCTCTTCAGCACGTTTTGTGGATCGAGTTTCGTTTGCTCTTACATTTCTATTATCAGCCATGATTAGCTCCTGTTCTGTTTTCGTATTTCATCGGCATATAGCTTCAGACTTTTTTCATCACGAATACCAAGTTCTCTCGCCATTCTTAACTGATCCTGAGACATCCGAACTCGATTCCCTTTGTAAGCCGTTGATCCGCCAGCAGTTGGGGCGACTGGTGCTCTGCTTTTTGCCTTCGGTCTACTTAGTTCTTCAACTTCTTCCGATGAGTTTAACTCGGGAAACATCTTTCGTAAACGTCTATCTAGATTTTGATAATAATCTGGGGATTCTTTATCGAATCCTTCGATGTCTAGCTGAACGTCAATTGCCCTTGCAGCATTGGTTTCTCGCTCAAATCCGGGCGAATTAAACCACCTGTTGCCCTCCCACCATTTCATTGCCAGTCTTGGCGGTGGTGCTTTTGCAGCTTGTTGTGCCCGACCAACCGTTGGTGAAATTGCCTGATTTTGCTGTTGTTGCTTGTGCATTTCAGCAATTCTCATGGCTGCTCGCATATCTGCCAGCTGTTCGGTGAAGTCTAACTGGGCAGAAGTGTCACCTTCCTCGACCGCTTTAGCCAGAGCCTGTTTGGTCTGGTGGTAACGGGTCTGGAAGTCTTTTTCTGCTCGACTCGTGTTCCCTTTCTCCAGACGATCTAATCTTGCCTGAAGCTGGGACATCTGCTGCTGATACTCACGACTTTGTAGCTCTGCCTGTCGTCTTTGATCAACGAGCTTCTTAATTCTGTTCTGAACCTTCTTGCTATATTCCTCTTCATCCTCAGAATCTTCTTCTTTGGCTAAAGACTTCGGTTTATTGCCTTCTGGTTCTGCCTTTTGCTCTTCTGGTTCGTCCTCGATCTCTATTTCTAGAGATTCTTCAGGCTCGACCCCAGCTTTTTGCTTGGTCCTGCCGATTTCGGCTTCAATCTCAGCCAAAATATCATCTTGTGACATGGTTAGCGTCCTCCATGAGTTATCGCCTATTCGACATATGAAGTTATGCTCGCACCATCTGGCAGAATCGACGTTACTTCGTCGTCATTCAGTAGCAAGAGTTTAACCCCGTTAATTACGAGCTTCTGTCCGGCGTATTTGCCATAAGTTACTCGGTTACCGACACTGGGCCATGAGCCTTTCCATGACTGACCAGAATCTCGGTCTCGATAAGCCAAATCGCCCATCGCCAGAATATGCCCATGTGCGGTCAAATATTCTTCATTCTCCTGACTGGTGTTTGAAAGAATAATGCCACCCTTGGTCGTTTTCTTGACTTCGTTTGGTTTGACTAGAACTTTCCATCCCATTGGTTTGGGATATTCAGTTGCTTCCAACTGCGTTTCTTCATGCTGATGAGACATGTGTTAATCATCCTCTTCGTCTAGTTGTTTTAAAGTTTCGTCGATCAGCTCACAGGCTTTTTCAAGCCCTTCTGCATAACCAACGTTTCGAGAATACGATTGAAAGTCGCTCATACGACCTTCAACCATATCATTCGCTATCGTCGTCTTTTCGTTCTTCAGGTTGCTTTTGATTTTCTTCAGTAGGTCTGTCACTGTCATCTTTATTCAGCTTCGACTTTCCTTTCATCGAAACCCCAGTTACGAAAATGTTTACGACGTTTTGTTCTTCCTCAGACATTAGCCTTTTTTGCCCATGGCTCGTTTCATGCCGTAGCTTTGCTTGCGTCTGCCTTTCATGCTGACTTTCTTTGTGCTTTGCTTGCCATTACGCATTCCTAATGACTCGTCTTTCTTGTCCTTGTACTTTTGCTTTTTCATACTACCTCCTTTAGAAATTAAAGATGAGACTGCACTTCTGTTAATCATGGCATCACCGGAACTGTTTCTTCATACAAACCGACAAGATCCTGCAAAGCTCCGAAGCCACCGACTCCGTAAATAACTTTCCATAACTCTCCGAGTGTTCCAACTTTTTCTGGTTCACCGAATTTTAAATTACCACTCTCGTCTCTTGTAAGCCTGCCTCCGTCGCTGTAAATAGGTGTGTTTGGGTCTAGAGTTTTCAAATCTGGAAAATTCTCCGGATCCATTTTATATATTTCTGTGAGGTAATTCGATCTACCTTGACCTTCTGCCTCGAGAACTCTGTTGAAATGACGACCTTGATGACCTTTGATGAATATTGCACCTTGATCTGGGTCGTACCTCGCACGCATCATTGGTATTTGTTTCCATCCGGTGTAAACATCTTTTGTTGTTCTGTTAAATCGATAATCTTCTGGAAGTCGTTCTTTATAAGCTCGACGAAAAAAGTCTACTTTAGCTTTGTCGCTTGAAACTTCAAACGGGTCTGTCCCTAGAACATTAATCTCGTAGTCTGGATTGTCTGAATAAATAGGTGGATTTAATTTGCGATGAGTCTGCGGAGTGGACAAAACCCATTGCATGTCTTGAATGGTCTTGTATGGATGATCTTCTGGTTTTTGAGCTTGTCTTGCTGAGCTTATGATTGTGTCTGGATCAAACGTTCTGAAACTGCGGTCAGACTCCCAAACAGGTTCTTTGAGCAATGCATTTATTTGAGGTCCAATCTCTCTAGACAATTCATCCAAAGTTTCTTTATCAGGTCTGTTTCCCATTGGAGACGTATCGATACGTTCGTCTGGGTTCATAGCTGCTTCCCTTTT